AATGGCTACTACAACGTCGATTACCACAACTTACAGCGGTGAATTTAAAGACCAAATTATCGCTGCAGCATTATTATCAGCTCCAACTATCGAGGCTGGTGGTATTACTATTAAACCAAACATTAAGTACAAAGAAGTTATCAAGCGTTTATCGACTGATGATATCTTAAAGAACGCTACTTGTGATTTTGATGCAACGTCTACGGTTACTTTAACTGAGCGTATTATCACTCCAGAAGAATTCCAAGTTAACTTACAACTTTGCAAGAAAGATTTCCACTCGGATTACCTTTCAGCTCAACAAGGTTTTTCTTCTTTTGATGTATTGCCAACTTCTTTCCAAGATTTCTTAGTTGCTCACGTAGCTGCTAAAGTTGCTGCAAAGAATGAGACAAATATCTGGTCAGGTGTTAACGCTAACGCTGGCGAGTTTGATGGTTTCGCTACTTTATTAGCTGCTGACGCTTCTTTACCTTCAGCTCAAGAAGTTGCTGGAACTACTGTAACTGCTGCTAACGTAGTTGCTGAAATGGGTAAAATCGTAGATGCTATTCCTGCTGCTCTTTACGGAAACGAAGACCTTTACCTTTATGTATCTCAGAACATGGCTCGTGCTTACGTTCGTGCTTTAGGTGGTTTCGGTGCTTCAGGCTTAGGTGCTAACGGTACTAACGCTTTAGGAACTCAATGGTATAACAATGGTTCTCTTTCTTTTGATGGTGTTAAAATCTTTGTAGCAAACGGAATGGGTGCTAACAAAGCTATCGCAACTACTAAAGACAACTTATACTTCGGTACTTCTTTATTATCTGACCATACTGAAGTTAAGGTTATTGATTTAGCAGATATCGACGGCAGCCAGAACGTCCGCGTAATTATGCGTCTTTCTGCTGGTGTTCAGTACGGAGTTGTTCAAGACATCGTAACTTACGGTATCACTAACTCAGCTAACTAATTAGCGTTCAATAGCACCTCGTTAATTCGGGGTGCTTATTTTTAAACATTATAAATAAATAATTATGTGCGATATTTCTTTAGGGAGAATTGAGCCTTGCAAAACGAGTAACGGTGGTTTAAAAGCTGTTTACTTTGTTAACTGGGGTGACGCTACTGGTTATACTTATGACGTTACGAATACCGACGCAATCTCTGCGGTTCTTGGTACTCCAATTGCATATAAGTACGACCTAAAAGGTAATAGCTCTTTTGAGCAAACTATTACTTCTAGCCGTGAAAACGGAACTACATTTTTTGAGCAAACTGTTAACTTAACTTTAAAAAAGTTGTCAGTTGTAGACCATAAGCAAATTAAACTTTTGTCTTACGGACGTCCTCAAGTTATTGTAGAAGATAACAATGGTAATTTCTTCTATTGTGGCGTTAAGCACGGTATGGAAGTATCTGGCGGTACTATCGTTACTGGCGCTGCAATGGGAGACTTAAGTGGTTATACTTTAGTATTATCTGGACAAGAACCAGTGCCTGCTAACTTCATAACTACCTCTTTAACTACAGCTGGATTTACGGTAACTACTGGAGTTTAATTAGTTTTTTGTTGTTTACGGTTTGGAACTGGGTGGGCTGATGTCCCACCCTTTTCCGTTTTAGAAACAAAACATATTAAAAAACGTTTATAGGTTATGGTAATTCTTAAAGAGAATAGTACGGTTCAGCGTTTCACGTTTATCCCCACAAGGCTAAACGATGCGAACTTTATGTATATCACAAACGAAACGACGAATGAAACAATTACTAAGTCAATTTACGTAAAGAAAAAATCCTTTCATTCTTACTTCGATTTAGTTTTTGATTTCATTGAGCAAGGACACTTTTATAGCGTAGAATTAAAATACTATGGTGTAATAGATGGCAAATTAGATTACTATTTAGTTCACCGTGACAAAATATTCTGTACAAATCAAGAAGTTGATACCTACTCGGTAAATAAAGATGTGTACAAACAAAACGACCAAAACATAATATTCTATGAGTAACGTTCATGTTTTCAATTTTGAATCGCATAAACCGCCTCAATCCAACGAATCTAATAGAGAAGCTTGGGTAGAGTTTGGCGATGATAACGACTATTTTCAGTACCTAATTGATAGATATAATAACTCGACTACAAATAACTCGGTTATTAACTCTATCAATAAACTGATTTATGGGCGTGGCTTAGATGCTACGGATTCAAATAAGAAGCCGAATGAATACGCTCAAATGAAAATGTTATTTAGACCAGAGGTTTTAAAGTGCGTAATTACGGACTACAAACTTTTAGGGCAAGGATATTTTCAACTTATTTATAATAAGGCAAAGGATTCTATTGTAAGAGTTGAACACGTTCCAGCTCAATTAATTAGAGCAGAAAAATGCAATGAGAAAGGCGAAATCACTGGGTATTATTATTCCGATAACTGGCAAGATGTTAAAAAGTTTATGCCTAAGCGTATTGGGGCTTTTGGTTATGGCGATAAAACGTTAGAAATTCTTTGCGTTCGTGATTATAGCGTAGGACAAAAATACTATTCTAATGTAGATTATATTGGTGCTTTGCCATATACTCAATTAGAAGAAGAAATTGCGGATTATCTTATTAACGATGTTCAAAATGGATTCTCTCCAACTTCAGTTATTAACTTTAATAACGGAGTTCCGGACGAGGAGAAAATGTCATTGCAAGCGGCAGACGTTAAGCGTAAGCTAACAGGGGCAAGCGGTGCTAAGATTGTAGTTTCATTCAATAGTGATGAAACCAAAAAGACTACTATTGATAATGTACCTTTAAATGATGCGCCTGCACACTATACTTATTTAAGCGAAGAGTCTAGAGGTAAGATTTTGCTAGGTCACTCTATTACTAGCGGTTTACTTTTTGGAATACCTTCAAGTAATGGATTTAGTTCAAATGCGGATGAGCTTAAAAATGCTTCTATCTTATTTGATAACATGACTATCCGACCTAAGCAAGCAACGGTTATAGATGCTATAGATAAGATTTTAGCATTCAATGCTATTAGCTTAAATCTTTACTTTAAGACTTTACAACCTCTTGAATTTATCGACCAAAATCCGGTTATGGATTCAGCTACAATGGAAGAAGAGACTGGTGTAAAATTATCTAAGCATTTAGAAGAATTAGACGTAGAAGAATTTAGCGCAGAACTTGACCCTAACGAGTGGGAACTTATAGATAGTCGACCAGTATCATACGAAGACGAAGAGCGCTTAGACGCAGAGCTAGACGCCTTAAATAACCCTAAAAAATCTGTTTTATCTAAAGTTTGGGAGTTTGTCTCTACTGGAGTTGCAAGACCAGACTTAGGCTCAGGCCAAGACGGGAAATTGTTTGCATCTCGCTACCGTTATAGTGGCGAAATTTCAAGCGATTCTAGAGAGTTTTGTAAAAAAATGATTTCGGCTAATAAATTGTATCGCAAAGAAGATATAATGCTTATGAGTCAAAAAACAAATACGAATCCAGGTTGGGGTCCGAGAGGGACTGATACTTACGACATATTCCTTTACAAAGGAGGCGGAGCTTGCCATCACTATTGGACGCGTGAAACCTATAAGCGTTTTATAGACCCACGTAGAAAGGGAGCAGAAGAGATAAGCCCAGCGGAGGCACGTAAAGCAGGCGAAATATTACCAGCTCCTTTTACTAAGAGCGATGGAAAAGATTATAAAAAAGACAGTCAATTGGTTTATACAAAACCAATTAATATGCCAAATCAAGGATTTTTAAAATAAAATAAAATGGCTCAAGCGCTTTTTGTTTCAAGAGACGATATTGTAAAATTCACTGCCCTGAATGGTAACGTGGACGTAGATAAATTTATTCAATGGGTTAAAGTTGCTCAGGATACTCATATTCAAGGGTACTTAGGCACTAAGCTATTTAATAAGATAAACGATGGCATAGTAGCTAGTAATTTAACTAGTCCTTATACGATGCTTTTAAACGTTTATATTAAGCCTATGGTTATTCATTGGTCTATGGTTGAGTTCTTACCTTTTGCAGCTTATACAATTGCTAATAAAGGCGTATTTAAACATAGTAGCGAAAATAGCACAAACGTTGAGAAAGGGGAAATAGATTACTTAGTTGAAAAAGAGCGTTCAATAGCCGAGCATTATACTCGTCGTTTTATTGATTACATGAGTTTTAATCAGTCGCAATTTCCAGAATATAACACGAATAGCAATGCGGATATGTTCCCAGACAAAAAATCAGACTTCGGTGGCTGGTACTTATAAGCCTAAAAAGTCGAACGTAAAAAAGTTAAAAATATACTTAAACAAAATACAAAATGAGTCTTAATTTCACGCATATAAAAGGCGATACTTTTGACGAAGTAGCTTTTGAATTAAAGATTAATAACGTAGCAGTAAATCTTACGGGTGCAGTTATTAGAATGCAATTAAGAAAGAGTGCTTCGGATGCGACTGCGGCTCTATCTTTAACTTCGGCTAGTTCGGCTGGTATTACTATTACAAACGCAGCATCAGGGCTATTTAAAATTAACAAACAGATTATTGATATTGAGGTGTTTAATTATTCCTATGACATTCAGTTTACGCTATCAGGCGGAGACGTGAAAACTTACGTACAAGGAACATTTAACATTCTACCAGAAATAACTCGATAACAATGGATGATATTACAATCGGAGTGACCGAATTCGTTAATAATATTAGCGTTTCGGCACAGCCTAACGACCAAATAATAGATATTACGGTAACTGAAACCGTTGAAACCGTCTTACTAGATGTAAGCACAACGGTTCAGGAGGTTACGGTCACGGCTACTCAGAACGTAATAGTAGAAAACATCACGGTAGACTACGTTAATAACGAGAATAATATCGATATAAACGTAACAGATGGGACGCAAGACGTAACACTTAACGTCACGCCTACCTTAGTTGAGATTAATATCTTACGCTCGGGTGGCGAAGTTAATATCTTGCAATTTAATAGCCTTGCAGATTTCCCAGCGACTGGCTCAAGTGACTATTTCTACCTTGCAAAGGATACTAACAAGTTATATCGTTGGACTGGTTCGGCTTATGCTGAAATTTCAGCAACTTCTAGTCCAGTTTGGGGACAGATAATAGGCACATTAAGCGAGCAAACAGACTTGCAAAATGCTTTAAATCTAAAAGCACCTATTAACTCGCCTACCTTTACGGGAACCGTTAGCGGTATTACTAAGACAATGGTAGGACTTGGTGCGGTAGATAATACAAGCGACTTAGATAAGCCTATTTCGACTGCTACGCAAACGGCTTTAAATAACAAGCAACCATTAGACGCAGACTTAACTTCTATCGCTGCACTTAGTGGAACGTTTGGTTTACTTAAAAAGACGGCAAACAATAGCTATACTATTGACACTAATACCTATTTAACCGGTATTACTTCTAGCGATGTAACTACAGCTTTAGGTTACACACCCGAGAATGTAGCAAACAAAGGAGTTAACAACGGATACGCTTCTTTAGGTGGCGATGGCAAAGTTCCTAGCTCTCAATTACCTAGCTATGTTGACGATGTTATAGAAGTTTCTAGCTTTGGAACACTTCCTGCAACTGGCGAAACGGGTAAGATTTATATTACTTTAGATACAAATAAAATCTATCGTTGGAGCGGTAGCGTTTACGTTGAAGTTTCATCTTCGGCTGCGGTTTGGGGTGGAATCACTGGAACGTTATCTAATCAAACAGACTTACAATCTGCGCTAGATGCAAAGCAAGACGATTTAAACGGTACGGGCTTTGTAAAGGCTTCAGGAACGACAATCTCCTACGATAATACATCTTATTACCCAGCATCAAATCCGAACGGATATACGACAAATACGGGGACGGTTACTTCGGTAGCTTTAAGCGTTCC